TAAAGCAATTAATCTTTTAACTGAACACAATTATACAGTTATTGACCTACAAGGTAAATGGATTACAAAAGAAAATAATATTAATATAAAAAATCAATAAATTATGAGTGCAATTATCAATGCAAGTATTAGGGTAGATAAATTACCTAAAGAAAAATTTATCAAAGGTAAAGACGGAGCTGTTTACTATAACTTAACAATTTCAGTAAATGACGAAACAAGATACGGTAACAATGTAGCTGTAATGGATTCACAAACAAAAGAAGAACGTGAAGCTAAAGCACAAAGAAACTATCTTGGAAATGGTAAAGTAGTTTGGACTAACGACATTATAAAGTTAGCAGAAAGAGAAGAAGTAAATGCTTCTGCTCCTGTATCTAATGACTTACCATTTTAAGAACTAAAAAACATTTTTTTTTAAGAGGGGTCTAACACACCCCTTTTTTTTATATATTTATGCAAATGCAATTACGACTGGACGAACAACAAACAGAACAATATCTTATAATGCAATCTATTGAAGAAGATTGTAATATAGATATAAATGAAAAATTAGATTACCCTCCTGTAGCTTTGTCGTTTGGAGAAACATTAATAAAAGGAAAAATAAAAGATATGCTTTTGCCAATACCTATTGGAACTTATGGAAACTTTAGCTTTGTACAAGCACCTCCAAAGACTAAAAAGACATTCTTTATATCATTAATAGCTTCCGTTTATTTATCAGACCAAAATCATTTTGGAGGAGATTTAAAAGGGCATAGAGAAGGCAAAGAATTAATCCACTTAGATACAGAACAAGGTAAATGGCATTGTCAAAGAGTTTTTAAAAGAGTAGCAGAAATGTCTGGAACATCTGATGGTTACTTGACTTATGGTTTAAGAACTATAAATTATAAAGACAGAATTGATTTTATAGATTATTGTTTAGAACATAAAGCAGAAAATGCTGGTCTACTTATTGTAGATGGTATTGCAGACTTATGTGCAGACGTTAACAATATTGAAGAATCCAATGCTTGTGTTCAAAGACTTATGGAATGGTCAGCTAAACATAAAGTACATATTATGTGTGTAATACATTCTAACTTTGGTTCTGATAAACCTACAGGACATCTTGGAAGTTTTTTAGAAAAAAAAGCAGAAACACAAATACAATTAGAAGCAAATACAGTTAATAAAGAATGGATAACCGTTAAGTGCAAAAGAAGTAGAGGTTATGCGTTTGAGACATTTAGTTTTAAGGTAAATGATATAGGACTACCTGAAATCGTAGGGGATTTATACGACCCATTACAAAACTAAATTATGAAGAATTACTTATCGGAAATCTATAAGAAACATCAAGTATGGATTGACATTGTTTGCTCCTTTGGCTGCAATAAAGAAACTGCAGAAGATATAACACAAGAAATGTACATCAAGATTCAAAAGAGAATCAACAAAGGTTTAGACATAGATTTTGGAGATGACTATAATTATTACTATATTTTTAAAACATTGAAATCTTTATTCTTGGATTTAAAACGTAAAGAAGCAAAAGTGACTACATTATCTATAGACAATATGAGGGATTTTTTAGCAGACTTTGATTGTGCTAACTATGAAGATGTATATGCTACAATACAAAACGAACTAAACAATATGTATTGGTATGATAAAAAGATATTTGAAATAATAGAAGGTGGAGAAAGTATTGCACAACTATCACGAAAGTCTGGCATACCTTACTATTCACTTTACAACACTTATAAAAAAGTAAAAGAGAAACTAAAAAAATTATTATGATAATTACATTGACAGAAAAACAAATAGAATTTGCTAAAAATTTAGGGTTTAAAAGAAGTGCGAGTGTAGGACACGCAGTTACTAAAAAAAGTTTTAATGCTTATGAAAATAAAAAACCTGATTGGTGGCGTCATTTTATAGGAGCATTAGGAGAAGTTGCTTATTCAGTTTATATAGGTAAAGAAGTAAATACTACTACTATTGGAACTGGAGATGACGGAACAGATTTTGATAATGGTGTAGACGTTAAATCATCTGACTTGAATCGTAGACCTAATTTGTTATTAGGTGTAAAACAATTTAATAAAAAGTATGCTAAACGATATGTATTAGCTTGGGTCAAATTACCAACAGTTGAATTAATGGGTTATATTAATAGAGAAGATGTAATACAAAAAAGTACATTAAAAAATTTTGGTTATAACGACAACTATTTTGTAAGCTATAATAATTTAAAAAAAATATTATGAGTTTAATTAGAAATAGAAATCAAACTAAACAAGCAATAGATTTTTCTGGAATACAGAATGGCAAAATACATCCTACAGACATAGATGGTGTTTTAGAATTTGATAATGAAGTATTAATACTCTTTGAAGTCAAAAGATTTAATAACGAAATACCTATAGGTCAAAGATTAGTATTAGAAAGAATATGTGATTCTTGGAAAACAAAAAAATCAATAGTATTATTTGTAAATGTAAATGTCAAAAAAGATGCTGATTACATTCCATTAAAAGATGGTTACGTTACTAAATATTACTATAATGGGAAATGGCAAGATTATAATACATATAATAAAATTACAGATGTTTTAAATAAACTTGGTAATAAATGGAATATAAAAAAACTAAAGATATGAGATTAGGAGACTTAATATATTACTTCACAAAATATACAGGTATTAAATGGCTTGTAGATTGGTATTCAAAAAAGACTGGAACAGATTGTGGATGTGATAAAAGGAGAAAAAAATTCAATGAGATAAAAATTAAAAGATGGTAAAATTTAATAAATATGATTTCAAAATATGGGAAGAATTTAGGCTTTCAAAAAAATCAACAATTAGTCGTGAAGAATTTGAAATGGTTTGTCAGTTCCACTCGACCTACTATAAGCATCCGATGCACCACCCTTGTACCTGTAATCCAAAACTAATTAATAAATGGATTCAAGAATTAAACGTAGTGTGGGATAATGGGAATTAAAACAATTAAAAAACTTGAAGAAGCTGTTGTTAAATTCTTAAACTTTGATGGCTGGAATTTAGAATGGACTGGAGATGGTTTTAAACACTATGATGCTTGTGGTTTTACACGCAAAGGAAATCCTTGTGTAATAGAAATGAAGTTTAGAAATAAGTATTATGAAGATAAAATGTTAGAGAAGTCTAAATATGATGCTCTAATGAAAATGGATAAAGAAGTAGTTAAACTTTATTTTGTAAATGACCCTAAAGGTAATTACTTGTATTGGTTAAACACTTTAAAACTTCCAGAACCAGTAGATATGTATTGCCCTGACACTACACTATGGACTAAAAAAAGATTACTTAAACCTGTTTATTTACTCAAGGAAAACGAAGCCACAAGAATAAATCTAAATTAGATTATTAAACATTTTGTTTATAAACCAATTTTGTTTAGTTTTATAGAATGATATTACTCATAGACGCAGACAGCTTAATCTTCGCAAGTTGCTACAGAACAAAAGACGAAGAAAACCAAGACCCCTACTATAGAGACATAGAAGATTCTATTGCTAAATTCGATGAACAATATATGAAGATTGTAAACGATTTAGAAGAAGATTACGAAATAGAAAAAGTAATTACATTTAACGGAAGCAAAGGGAACTTTAGAAAAATACTTACACCAGTATATAAAGCAAACAGAAAGAAGCAGGAATTACCCCCATTACTACACGATATGCACCAATACGTTAAAGATACTTTTGAAAGCAAATTTGTATATGGATTAGAAACAGACGATTTAGTAGCTAAATACTGGCAAACACTATCAAATGAATTTGGAAGGGATAATGTAATGATTGTAAGCATTGACAAGGACTACAAACAATTTCCTTGCTTAATGTATAACTATCACTACAAACATAGAGTAGTATTAGACATAAGCGAACAAGAAGCATTGTATAACTTCTATGAACAGATGATAGTAGGAGATACTGCAGACAATGTAAACTACTTCAAAGGTAAAGGTAAAAAGTTTGCTGAAAGATATTATGCAGATTGTAAAACCAAATATCAATACACAAAAAAACTATACGAACTATTTAAAGAACAATACAAAGGTAAGGCAAGACAGAAATACGCAGAATGTTATAACCTTTTAAAATTAAGGACAAATTAATTATGAATAATAT